TCGTTTCGCAAAATTCGGCGCTGATGGTCAGTTGCTCGATTGCTGCTGCATGTTTCATAGCTTGCTCCTTTGGCGAGTGATGCTAAGTCCGCATCCCAAAGCGCACTCGTTGAATGCGCAGAAGTGATGCTGACGACTAGCCAAGCTCTTTGCTGAAAGTAAGGCTTGGGCACTCGGATAGGCGCTTTAGGTTTTGGAACCTGCCCTGCTTTGCTTCTTGAATTGCATCCATAACCTGCCGAGTATCTGCGCCGTATTCCCGAAGGTGCTCAAGGATAAAAATTTCCAACCTGGCTGCACTGTTCGCCGTCTTGCAGGCGGTAGTCACAAGGGCTTTGCGCTGTGCTTTTTCGGAATCACTCATTGCTGCTCACCAGTCACGAAGTTATCGACATCGCCAGAAAGGTAGGAGCCGCCTGTGTTGCCGCGTGCATAGCGGCGACCGTAAACCTCAGCTTCCAATTTGGTACGGAAGCGATGGCAGCCACCAGTAGCCATTTGGCAAAGAATCTCTCCGCTAACCAAGACGCTGAAACTTTCATTGTTCTTGATGGCTTGTACGTGCATTTCGTCTTGCTCCGTTGTTCGTTTGATTTTCCGGATGACCCTGTCGCCAAGGTCATCGAGGAAATCTGTTGTCTCCACCACGCGCATCGCCCGATTCATATCTCTGGTTGGCGTCACACATTTCGTGGACGGTGTTCTTCGCCGACCGGCTTGCGTGGTTTCGCGCACTCACATCTGGTGAGCACGGCCAGTTCCAGAGCTGGCGTGGAGATCGAATTTATTGCTCGCGCTGTGCCCATTGCTGGGGATCGATCTGCGAGGTTCCCGTGCTGTTAAAGAGCGGCGGGCGGTGAGGCCCTTCGCAGTCCCTGTTGGGTGACTCGATGGAGTGAACATTACGCGCTGTAATAATCATCGTCAATACTCGATGTAATAAATTTTTCGAAAGTCGTAATAAATTACAGCCGGTGCGTGCCGGCGCTGAATCGCAGGCACAAAAAAGCCCGCTCATTGGCGGGCCTTGACGGTGGTGATGGGCTATTTGCGTTTGGGGGATCGGCGAACGGTTGACCACCAGAACACTCGGCCGAGCATTTTAATCTCTTCGCGGTATTGCTCGGAGGTCATGATCTCGTCGGGGAACTCGTCTGCGTTCTCGCTGCGGATTCGGATGGCGCCACCCGGCAGACGGTATAGGTACTTCACGCGCAGCATGCCGCCATGGTTGAAGGCATAAATCTCACCATCGATAATCGATATGTCAGCCAGGTCAAAGCCGATGGCCGCACCATCCAGTATCAGCTTTTCCATACTGTTGCCGCGAACTCTGGCCACAGCAGCGTTCTCGCACTCAACCCCCGCCGCACGTAGCGTTGCATTGCTGAATCGCAACGTTCTATCAGCAACTTCCATGACCTCAGTCATACCGTCTCCGCCGGCAAACTCGACCTCTGCATAGTAGGGGACTTCGCACTCATCGTCCCCTACCGGATCTCCATCACTCCAAACCGCCATATCGCCTATGTACTCGGCGTTGGCCTCCACGATTCGCGCAACCGGGGGTGAGGATTCGTTTTTGGGAAACATAGGAGGGAGGCCGAGGTAATCCAGCAGAGCACTCACTTTTTCAAGTGAAGGCTCTCGCCGACCACCAAGCCAATGCGCGACAGCGCCCTGAGTGACGCCCATCTGCTCGGCGACCTGGTCCTGGGTTATGTCGAGTTCTTTCATTCTGGCCTTTGCCAGCTCGTACCATTTTTTCATCTGCCAATCATTACGCCCTGTATACCTTTGCACCAGTCACAGTGCGTAATGCCGCTTGCGCAATAAAATTACAGAAAGTAATATCTGCGCAAGAACACGGAGAAACCCTATGTCCAACATGAAGACGATTCGCGAAAAGGTCGGTGTTACCCAGGCCGCCCTGGCCAAAACGGTAGGCCTGACCCAAGGCGCTATCGCTCATTACGAGAACGAGCGCCGCAAGCCGGGCCTTGAAGAGTGCCGACGCATTGTCGACGCCCTCAATTCCAGCGGCGCCGCCGTGACCCTGGATGACGTTTTCCCGCCCGTGACGATTTCGGCCCTTACTGCCGCTTAACCACCTTGCATGCATTCAACAAAGGAGCCTCACCAATGGCATATGACGATCCATCCCACAAACGCAGCGCTGTGATCAAGGCACGTTTCACACCAGAAGACTTGCGCTATCTGCGCATGGAAGCAAAGCAGGCGGGTATGCAGCTCGCCACTTACATCCACGAACTTTCAATGGTTGCGCGTCGTTTAGGTGCCGCCCAACTGATCCGAGAGATGAATGCCTGTGGACAGGATAAATCAGCTTGAGGACCCTATGGAGGACCTATGCCTGAAAGAACCTTCGACTACCTGGAAGAAGGGGCTCGGGACGAGGTTAGACAGCTAAGTGTCGAGCTCGGATGGACCCTTGAATACGCGACGAAAGAATACCTGCGTGCAGGTAGATCACTCGCGATCCAGGCCCAGATGGAGCAGATGAAGCGCAAAGCGCCTCTGCTTTCACTGGTTGAACACAAAAAGGGCCTCGATAGGGCCGAAAAAGGAGGTAGCGATGAATAAGTTGAATCGTAGCTACAAATCGCAGGCACAAAAAAGCCGGGGCGCAATCCCGGCTTCTTGTGCAGCACTTACAACTAATGTCTGGGGCAGATAATGACTTACCTCAATTTATACGTCAACCCCCGTGCATGGATGGAGGCTTTATGAGCTTCCAGGCTATGGCATGGGCAGTTGATCAGATGCTGCCAACAAGAGAGAAGTTCGTCCTGATCATCCTGGCCAACTATGCCAGCAACGATACCTGGGACTGCTACCCAAGCTTAACCACGATTGCGTCGAACACTGGAATGAGCCGTGACACCGTCATGCGAGCGATTAAACAGCTCGAAACCATGGGGGCAGTAAGCACGATTCGTCGTACTTCAGATGGCGTAAACCTTCCGAACATCTACCGCATTCATAAGAGTGCTGATTTGCGGGGGGTAGTAGCTGTATGCGACCAGGGTAGTAGCAGCGTGCGACTAGGGGTAGTAGCTGGGAGCTACTCTAACCTATCACTTGAACCTATCAATGAACCGGGTAAATGCGCTGACGCGCAAACCCCCCACCTGGTTGAGTTTGATGGAACTGATTTCCATGTCAGTGAAGGCCTATTAACCAAATGGGCAAAAGCATTTCCTGACGTGAATATCGACCTTGAGATTGAGCGCGCTTCTGTATGGGCTGCGAGCAATCCGCCGAAGAAGGACTGGCAACGCTTCCTGTCCAACTGGCTTTCCAAGAAGTCCGGGGATTCTGTCGACGAATCCAGCGTGCCCGTGGACCAGATCATTGCGCTCTACCACAAGGTTTGCCCGAACCTACCAGTGGTAACCGTCCCAACCGACAAGGTTCTGCGCTCGATGATTGTTGAGCGCTGGAACGAGTCACCAGATCACCAGAGCGGCCAAAACTTCTGGCTAGGGTTTTTCCAAAAGGCGAATAGCCGTAACCAAGTTTTCTTCCGCGGTCAAAACGTTGCTCCAAGGCTTGAGGCCCTGGTTAGTCGCGCAGTCTTCCGCGAAATCTCGGAGGCTGCCCAATGATGGAACTTCAAAGTCTTGAGGCTGAGCACGGAGTTATCGGCGCCATGCTGTGCCAGCCACATCTAATTGATGTGTTGAGCGATGAACTGTCCGCCGATGCTTTCGCCTGGGAAGACAACGCTGAGCTTTATCGGCTGATTCTTGAGATGCACGCTGACGGGCATCCTGTTGACGTCGTGACCCTGCATGACCGTCGCGCCGAGCTGTCAAGCGGCGTGCGGGTTATGGCCTACGCCGCCCAGATCCAGATGAACACCCCAAGCGTTGCAAACGCCAAGGTCTATGCCCGGATCATTCGTGAGCGCGCTGTCTGCCGGCTTATGTCTGCCGCCGCGGCGAGGATCAATGAAGTTGCCCACGAGCAGTCTGAGGTTGAGGACAAAATCTCGCAGGCTCAGTCGATCATCCTAGGGCTTGATCCTAAGGGTAGCGACGGCGAATGCCAAATGATTGGCGACATCCTCTCTGAGCACATTGAAATCCTGCAAACCAGGCTCGACCGGTTTGAGAAGGGAATCGTCATGGATGGCCTTGGTTCTGGCCTGCCTGACCTTGACGGATACACCCAGGGACTTAAATCCGGGCAGATGATCGTAATCGCCGGCCGCCCCGCAATGGGTAAGACCACGCTCGCAATGAATATCGCCGCAGACGTGGCCATAAACCAGCACAAGCCCGTTCTGGTGATAAGCCTGGAGATGAGCAAGACCCAGCTCATGGACCGCCTGCTCGCTGCCGTAGGTGGCATCCCGTTGCCTTCGCTGAAGACGGGTGTTTGCTCTAGCGATAACTCGGCAGAGCTTGCCGCCGCGGCAATGAGGCTGCGTGACGCCCCGATCGCCGTATCGGACGTGCCGGTTATGACCATGCCGAGAATCCGCTCTATTGGGCGCCGCCAGTCGCACCGCCTCGGAAAGCTCGGCCTGGTGGTCATCGACTATCTGGGTTTGGTTGAGGGCGAAGGGAAGGGGCGCACCGAGGATGTAACGGCCATGTCTCGCCAAATCAAACTGCTGGCCCGTGAGCTTGATTGCCCGGTGATTGTGCTTTCCCAGCTCAATCGAAGCTGTGAGGCGCGCCCTGATAAGCGCCCTGTGTTGAGCGATCTGCGTGAGTCGGGCGCCATCGAGCAGGACGCGGACAT